TATAAATAACTCACTATACATTTAATAAATGATGAATGCTGACGCGTATAGTCGACAACCCTAGGGACAGTATTCAGATATCTAGGAGGATATTAATATGGCAAATACTACATTTTCAGGACCAGTCAGATCAGAGAATGGTTTCGAACAAGTAACAAAAAACGCAACAACGGGTGCATTCACAACGAGTGCTACTTATGGAGCAACTATTACTGGTGGTGTTCAATCATTATCAGGAGCAGGTGCTATTGACCTTACAAATTTAGTAACAGAGCTTACTACAGGAGCAGGTGCTGCTGCAGTAACTTTAGCTGATGGAACTACTTCAGGTCAAATTAAAATCATTCATATGGTTGTTGACGGTGGTGGAACTGCAACTGTTACTCCAACTACATTTGCTAGTGGAACTACATTAGCTTTTGATGCAGTAGCTGAAGCGGCTACTTTAGTTTGGAATAGCACTGTTGGTTGGGTTTTAATTGCTGATAGAGGCGTAACAATAGCGTAATAATTAATTATGTGTGGGCTCCGGCCCACACAAATTTAAGGAGATTTAAATATGTCAATAACATCAAAAGTTAGACAATCTGTGGTTCTTACAGCCGATGGTCAAGTGCAAAAATTAATTGCTGGAGCAGCAGCTAATATTGGAAGTGCAAACATTTTATCTATATTTGCACAATCAACAGCAGCTGACGGTGAAGTCAAACTTTATAACGAAGCAGACGCTTCTAAAACAGCTGGAAAATTAATTTTTCATGGTAAGTTTGGTACAGGAGATAATCACGTGCATGAATTTAAAATACCTGCAGCCGGTATATATGCTTCTGACGGAATATATGCAGATCTAACTAACGTAGATTTTTTTTATATAATCGGAACTTTTTAGGGGTAGCCAATGGCGAATACTACTTCACAGTCCTACAGTTTTGACCAGGACTTTTCAATTGATGAAATTATTGCAGATGCGTATGAACGTTTAGGTTTAGTAGGTACCGCCGGTCATCAAATTAAAACTGCAAGAAGATCTTTAAACATTCTTTTTCAAGAATGGGGTAATAGAGGAATACATTTTTGGGAAGTAGGAAATACTAATGTTAATTTAGTACAAGGTTCAACAACTAACATTGATGCTACGGCTGAAGGATCTGGTGTTTACACTTTTTATAGAAATTCTACAGACGTACCTGGAGGTGGAGAACCACCACAAGCTACAACAGTTCCAACAGCAAATGTTTATGGTATTTCAGATATTTTAAATGTTACTTACAGGCAAAACTATAATACCACATCTCAATCAGACATTGGTTTAACTAAGGTTGCCAGAGATGCATATTCTGCAACAGCAAACAAAGTATCTAATGGAACGCCTTCACAGTTTTGGGTACAAAGATTTATTGATAAAGTTACAATTACAATTTATCCTTTACCAAACGCAACTGCTGCATCAAACTTTTTAAATGTTTATTATGTTAAAAGAATTCAAGATGCAGGAGCTTATACTAACTCAAGTGATACACCTTTTAGATTTGTACCATGTATGATTTCAGGATTATCTTATTACTTATCGATGAAGTTTGCACCACAAAGAACACAGGAGATGAAGTTGTTGTACGAGGATGAGTTAGCAAGAGCATTATCAGAAGATGGTTCTCCAGCTAGCACATTTATAACTCCGAAGACATACTATCCAAATATATAATGGCTAGATTCGCAAAAGGCAGCAGAGCATTAGCAATATCTGATAGATCAGGTGCAGCATTTCCATACAGAGAAATGGTCCAAGAGTGGACAGGTGCATGGGTACACAAATCTGAATTTGAACCTAAACAACCACAATTACAACCACACCCAGTGGGAGCTGATCCACAAGGATTAAAACATGCGAGACCTGCAAGAACAGAATTTGCTGTACAAGATATTTTACCAAACAATCCGTTTACTACAACAGGTGGATCTCAAATTTTAAGTGTGTCTTATCCATCTAATCAAATTAACGAAGGAACATCTTATGTTAGATTTCAATCAGTTAAAGAAAATGTAGGAGGTGTGGCAATTGCCACTTTAGAATTAGAAACAACTTTAAATGGTGCAATTAATGATACAGTAAATACTTTAACTTTAACTAATTCTTCAACATTTCCTAATTCTGGTTTTATTGTAATAGAAAAAGTAGATCAAAATGCAACTATATCTGTTGGTGGTGCAACACAAAACAATCCAAATTTTGGACAATATATTAACGAAACTATTCAATACACAAGTAACGATACAGGTACAGGAGTTTTATCTGGACTAACAAGAGGAACAGCTGCTCCTTTTAGAGGAATTACTTTTTCTAATACTACTGCAACAAATCATGCAAACGGAGCAAAAGTTTTTGGATCTTATTTAGCAACAGCGATTGCCACTACCGTAGAAGTTGGTCCAGCTTTACCTAATGGTAATCAAGCTACGGAAACACAATTTAATTCTATAACAGTGCCTTTAGTATCTAATGCTGGAAGCACAGCAACAGGGGGCGGTTTTCAGTGTACAATTGGACCCGTAAATGATAGAGGTTAATTATGGCATATAGTTATTCACAATTAACAGATGATATTAGAAATTATACTGAAGTAGATGCTAATGTCTTTACTGCTGCTATTATCAATGGATTTCTTCGTAATGCAGAACATAGAATTAATTTAGATATTCCTATGGACTCTGACAGAGTCATGGCACAAGGACAATTTGCACAAGACTTTAATAGTATCACAGTTCCAGCAGGAGCTTTGTTTATTAGAGGCGTGCAAGTTTTTAATTCAACAACAGCTACTACAGAACAAGGTTTTTGGTTAGAAAGACGTGATCAAACTTTTATCACTGAGTATGTAGGAGAAGCTACAGGACCTTCTGGAGGTCAAGCAGCACAGAATGTAAAAGGTTTACCTAAATATTACTCTATGTTTGGTGGTGCCACAACAGGAACTACCACAGCTACATCAGGGGCTTTATATGTTGCTCCTACACCAGATCAAAATTATCAATATATTGTCCATTATAATGCTTTACCAAGTGGTTTAGAAACAGAGACTGCTGGTACTTATGTAAGCAATTACTTTCCTCAAGGACTACTTTATGCTTGTTTATCTGAAGCATATTCTTTTTTAAAAGGTCCACAAGACATGTTGACATTATATGAACAAAAGTATAAAACTGAACTACAAAAGTTTGCAGCGATGCAAATTGGAAGAAGAAGAAGAGACGATTACACGGATGGTACAATAAGAATTCCAATCGAGTCACCGCCTCAGTAATTAGGAGAAAAATTATGGCAATAACATCAGCAGTTTGTAACAGTTTCAAAACAGAAGTTTTGCAAGCAGTTCACAATTTTACAGCTACAACAGGAAATACTTTTAATTTAGCTTTGTACACAAGTTCAGCAACTTTAGATAAAACAACAACAGCATACAGCGCTACAAACGAAATAACTAACACATCAGGTTCAGCTTATTCTGCAAAAGGAAAAGCACTTACAAGTGTAACCCCTGCTTTATCAGGCGACACTGCATGTTGTGATTTTGCAGATGTTTCTTGGACATCAGCTTCGTTTACAGCTAATGGTTGTTTAATATTTAATGATTCAGCAGCAGGTGATCCAGCAGTATGTGCGATCGCTTTTGGTGGAGATAAAACAGTTTCTTCAGGAACTTTTACAATTCAATTTCCAGTAGCAGACGCAAGTAACGCGATCATCAGAATAGCGTAAAGGAGTAACGCGGTATGTCCGTTACTAAAACCTTTACAGTAACGGTTGTTAGCACCGGTTCCGGTAATAAATATGTTATCGATGGTGTACAACAGGATACTGTTGTTTTAGGTGAAGGTGGTACGTATAGATTTGATCAATCAGCTGCTTCCAATAGTACCCACCCTCTTTTATTTTCTACAACTGATGACGGGACACATGGTGGTGGTTCAAATTATACAACCGGTGTAACTACAGTTGGAACTCCAGGAAATGCAGGAGCCTACACTCAAATTGTCGTAGCAGATCCTGCACCACAACTTTATTATTGGTGTCTTAACCACGCAGGAATGGGTGGACAAGCAGACACCGTTCCAATGGATCAAGCTACTTCAGTCTGGGGTGGAAATAGTCCTTCAGTAGCTTGGAATGAAAACTCATGGCAATCTAACTCAATGATAATGACCTTAACAGGAGTTCAAGCAACTTCTAATGTTGGAACACCAGAAGCTTATTCACTATCAGGTTGGGGTAGACAACAATGGGGAAACTCTGGTTGGGGTGTAGAATATTCTGTTGCACCAACAGGTTTAAGTGTAACTTCTAGTGTTGGAACAGTAGTTGCTGAAGAATTTGTACAACAAAATTTAGTATCACCAGGAGCGTTAACTTCTTCACTAGGCGATCCAATTACTGGACAAATTACTTTTGTAAATCTAACAGGTGTACAAGCTCAAACAGAACTTGGTGATTTTGATAATGCAGGTACATTAGTTGGTTGGGGTAGAAATGGTTGGGGTGAAGAACCATGGGGAGATTCATGGAATAAACTTGTTCAACCAGCCGGACTTTCTGCAGTCTCTAGTGTAGGAGATATTACTCCCCCACAATTTGCATTTGGTTTAACCGGTGTAGAAGCTACAAGTACAACAGGTACTTTGGGATTAGAATTTGGAGCAAGTACAGAGCCTATAACAGGTGTAAGTGCAACATCGACTACAGGTAATATATCAATAGGTATAGGAGTTCCATTAACAGGAGTTAGTGCAACATCTAATACGGGTAGTGTAACAATAGGTATAGGAGTTCCATTAACAGGACTAGAAGCCACTTCACAAATAGGTGAGTTAGAGCAATCCTCATCCCCTATTTTACAACCAACAGGTTTTGAATTAACTTCTTCAACAGGAACATTTACTATTGTTGACATGCAAATAGGTTTAAGTGGTTTAGGTGCCACTTCTTCAGTAGGATCAATAGACCTTCCAGATGCAACTATTGGCTTAATAGGTCAAGAACTTGAAATAAGTCTTAATGGTACTGGAATTAGTCCTTTATATTACAACAGATTAACACCTAAAGTTAGTACAGGATATACTATAAAAACCCCTGCATAATTATGTTTGACTTAAATATAAATAACTAATATAAATAACGAAAATAAGGAATATAAATAATGGCATCAACATATTCATCAGATCTTAAACTAGAACTTATGGCTACTGGCGAAAACGCTGGTACATGGGGTGATAAAACAAATAATAATTTAAATCTTGTTCAACAATCAGTTGCTGGTTATCAAGCAATAGATGTAGCAGGTGCAGATGTTGCTCTTGTAATGACTGACGGAGCAATTGCAAATGGAAGAAATGCAACTTTAAAATTAACAGGGACTTTAGCTGCAAACAGAACAGTAACTATTCCTGACAGTATTGAAAAAGTCTATAATATTGTAGACGGAACCAACCATGCAAACTACACTTTAACTTTTAAAACAACATCAGGTACAGGTATTCTTTTATGTGAAGGAAATAACTATGTAGTATATGCTGATGGAACTAATGTTGTAAAAATTACTGAAGAAAGAATTTGGAGAACTGTAAGTGCAGCAGAAACAGTTCAATCAGGTGCTAATCTTTTTGTAGAAACAAATGGTGGAGCTGTGACAATTACGCTTCCGGCATCTCCTGCAGTGGGCGACATTGTAAATTTTGTAGATTCAAGATATACTTTTGATACTGCAGCATTGACTGTTGGAAGAAATAGTTCTAAAATAGCTAACGCAACATCAGATTTAGTAGTAAATACTGAGGGTGCAGGGTTTGGATTAGTTTACTCTGGTGCAAACGTAGGATGGACTTACACGGAGAAATAATATGTCAAATTACGAAGCAACAAAATACGATTTTTCAGGAGCAGACCTTACAGGTATCGAGGGAATTCCTACGGCTACTATTGTGCCATGGTCTTCTGCATCTATACCAACAGGATACCTAGAATGTGATGGAGCGGCAGTTTCAAGAACAACTTACGCTGCATTATTTGCAATTGTAGCTACAACTTATGGAGCTGGTGATGGTGCAACTACTTTTAATGTACCTGATCTACAAGACAACGTTGCAGTTTCAAAATCTAACAATAAAGCTTTAGCATCAACTGGTGGAACAAATACTGTATCATCAACTGGAAACGTTGGAGGCTCAACAGCTAATGCAACTTTAACAGAAGCACAACTTGCAAGTCACGCTCACAATATGCCAAGTGGTCCTGGACCATGGGGTGGTGGTGGATCTAACAACAATACGCAACAACCTGGTGGTTCTGCAAGAAACACACAAAATACAGGATCTGGTCAAGGTCACTCTCACAACATGAGTGCAACTTTTACTGGTGATGCTACTTCAGTATTGCAACCTTATTTAACAGTGGTATATATAATTAAGACGTAGGAGATTTATGGCAACAAATGCACAATGGACAGTAATATTCGATGACAAGCTAATTCAAAAAAATTATGCTGAACAAAAAGGTTATATAATTGATGACGCTTCTTTTTGGGCTAATGCAGCTTATTCAAATTTTTGGGCTATTCAGTATGGTACAAGTGTAGCAACTGATGAAGTAGAATACAGAGATGAAACTCCTCATGCTACTTGGGCCGACACAGGTGAAAATTTCCAATTGTTTATAGATAAATGGGACGCAGCTCATTTAGAATTCTTACAACAAGATTGGGATGAAGCTCCAGGAAATGAAACTACTGGTGTTTTATATGAATCTGAAGCAGATAAAATAGCTGACAGAGGACCAAGACCTACTTCTTACTCTTCTTCATAGTATTAAAAGAAACCACTATCTTAACATCATCCAAGAAGTTGCAATATATTTTTCACCCAATAGCGGTGAATTTCCTCTATGAACATAGGGAAAAGCTGCAGGCCAAATAACTATTCGACCAGTTTTAGGTTTTACTCTTTTTGAAAAATGAAGAAATTCTGTTTCTCCACCTTCTTCAACATCATTTAAATAAATAGTATAAACTAAAACTCTAGGCTCATTATGAAAACCACGACCGTGTTCTACATGCCATACGTGATAACCTTCAGTAGGTAATGTTTTCTGTATTTTTACAGTAGTATAGTAAAAATCATTTTGATCATATGCATGACAGACACCTGTGTTTTCAATATAATGTTTTAAAGCCATATCAAAATTAGCTATCATAACTTTTAAATCCTCATGCCAAACTGTAATATTTTCATGATTCATAAATAACTGTTGATCTTGTTTATATAAAACAGAAGCTTTTTCATAAGATTGTCTATTCATAGTTTTTTCAAACGTATTTTGTTGTTCAAATAGTTTTATAGCTTTTTTACATTCTTCTTCTGTAATATAACCATCATAGACTCCGATAAAATTGTTAATATTAACTTCTTTTTTTTGCATTAAGCTTCTCCTTTATTTTCTTTCAATATTAATTTATTGTCTAATAACCAAGTCACAACGACTTCTCTTGAACTTCCTGAGTTATTATTACAATAATGTTCGTAACAATCATGAGGTAAGAATGCAACTAGTTTACCTTTCTCTGTTTTAATATGTTTATCATGTCTTGGAAATATTAAATCTGCATTAGGGTTGTTAGTTAAATGTATTACAGTAGATAATACTCTAGGAAAACCTGGTAAGTCATTTGCTACTCCATCGCCATGAATATATAAATTATCTTTTTCACCATATCTATGGAACGTAAAACCACTATCTTGTAGTCTTGATAGATCTAACTTAAAGTCAAACTTTAATTTCTTTTCTACTATTTCATTAAACCGTTTTCTTAATTTATTATCTATATAAACTAATTCTTTTTTATGATCTGAAAACCTTACTGAATTTCCTTGTCTGTTAAATTCATATTCTAATGAACTGTCATCCATATGAGGATGACATAAATTGCTAATCTCATCACAGAACTGATCAGTAATAAAATTTTTAAATTCCACAAACATAAGTATTGTCTCCTTTCCTATTGACTCCATCATACCATAGTCTAATATTATAGCTACTCCATAATCCATAACAAATATCAATATTTGTTTTAATTCTTTCTAGTAATTCTTCAAAAGGCATATTTTTAACATGATCTACCACAGCTTTAAAATCTCCCCTTAAATTATTTCTAGCCATTGCTTCAGCATGATTCCAAAAAGGAGTTTCATATTTTGAGCCATTAAGATAATGCCACAATATAAAATTCTCTACTTGTTTTACATGTCTATGTACGGTGCTGTTTGCTTCTTCTTTGTTAATTACTTTGTTCATATAATCTGAATATGAAACTGCACATCTATAGTAAGTATCCATTGCTGTTGCTTCTAACGGTTCTAGAAAAAATAACCTATTACCGTTTAACATTACTCTATCATCTACAACAGGTTGTTTTTTTACATACTGTTGAAAAGGAAATTTTTTTACTTTATCTACTCCAAGTCTTTCTTGAAAATCTTTTGTTGCTTGTTCTTCTGTTGTAATATTTGAATTATATAAATAACCTAACGATGTTGTATGAGGTAACGGAATATAAAAACACCATCCATTTGGATGAGCAATTGTTCTAGTCCATTTAACATCATCAGGAACACGAGGTAAGTTAGCAAGTAATGCAGTGTTGAGAGGATTCTTTAACATTTCATAGGTATCATCTAAAGCTCCTGGTTTACCTCTACAATCAATAATAAAATCTGAATCTAAAGAATCATATTGCAAAACATGTTCATCTGTTTCTTTCATTTTAATTTTCTTTTTTAATTTATTACATACATAATCTTGAAATGCTGCTGGGTGGAAATGAATAGAATGACTGGTTAAAGCAAAGTCATGAAAGATTTTTTCATTTAGTTTACCCCAACCTTCATACATAATACCATGTTTCATAGTGCATTGAAAATCTGGATCATCTATTTTGTAATGAAATAATTTATGTAAAAGGTTTGGAAACAATAATGTAGTACCTTGTCCTGTAGGTACAGGTTTTATATTAGAATCATATAATAACTCTAATTCTATGTTTGGATTAGCATAAGCTAAATACATAGCTGTAATACATCCTGCGTTTCCTCTTCCTAATATTGTTACTTTCATGGACAATATATATAATTTAATTTTGAATTAAGTAAAGTATATGTAGCGTCATTAAATGTCTCAACCAATGGCCACCCGGCTAAATTAAAAGATGTGTTTAATAACAATGGTACTTTAGTTTTTTTATAAAATGCATTTATCAAATCGTAGTAATTAGGGTTTTGCTCTCTTTTTAAAGTTTGTATTCTACATGTATTATTAACATGTACTACTGCCGGAGTTTCTTGTTTAGCTTTGTCTTTAGCATGAATTGCAAAGGACATAAAAGGAGATTCATCCAAGTTTTCAAAATCAAACCAATCATTTTTATGTTCGTATAAGATAGTAGCTGCTGTAGGTCTCCACCATTGTCGACCCTTTATTTTATTAATAATTTCTTTTGCTTTTTTATTTCTAGGATCGAATAACATAGATCGATTGCCCAAGGCTCTTGGACCAAACTCAGGCGAACCTTGAAATATAACTACAGGCTCTTCTCTTAAAAGTAATTCTACAGCCTCTGTTTGATTTTTAATTATTCTCATATTTAATTCCTGTAAACACTGAAGTGATGGTTTCTTGACCATATGTATTGAGCCAGCCGTAGTCAGTACAGTTATCACACATTTTTTTTAAATAAAAATAAGCATTAGGGTCCCAGTTTCCATTGTCTAGTATAATTGTGTTTTTATAATTATATTTTTCAATTAAATTTTTAGCTACATCTTTTCTTTTGTAAGACATAACTTCACTATTATCGATTAAAACGTAGTCTACTCCGTCAAGAATATCTGGAAACATATCAAAAGTAAGTTCATAAATAGAAGCATTGTTGGGAAGATTTTTCATCATCTCTAATCTAAATTGATCATTAGATTCTAAAGATATAACCTGTTTAAATATTTTACTAAAATGAAAAGTAGATCCACCACTTCCAAACTCTAACATAATTTTATCTTTAGTATCTTGTTCAGATAACCATTTTAAAAACGACCAAGTTAATAGTGGTGGTCCTATTAACATATGTAATTTGCAGTATAAACTGCAACTCCTAAAGAGGTTCCGGCATCATGGGGTATTGGGTCTACAAAGAAATTTATATTAGGATATTTTTTAACAAGCTTAAAATTATTTAAACAATTTAAAAAGTATCCTCCAGATAAAATAATATTTTTAGCGTTAATGAGTTCTGAATTTTCTATTAACTCGCAAGTTTCATTAAAAGTTTCTGTTTGAGCTTTATGTGCTAGTTCAACAGCTTCATAATTTATATCATCATATTTTTCTTTTACTTCTGCATAAGGAGCTAGGCCCATAAACTGTCCATACTCTTCACCAAAACCAGCTTTAACACTTAAATTTGCATATTTAAGTCCACCTACTATTCTTGAAGTAAGTAATGAATTATTTATATCTTTAAATTCTTTATTAAAACAAGTGCTTCTTGCATCAGAGTAATGACCATAAACAAGATCTATCTTATTTTTATTTACTTTCCATATTGTATCTGTTTCACGGTAAGAAGAATAAGAAGATGAATGACTAGAGCCCCCACCGTCTCTAATTAAAGCCATAGCTTTATCTAAATTAGAATGATGTAATGCAGCTATAGCGTGATACTTATGATGATTTTCTCTATCAAACGAAGAACCTTTGTATTTTAATTTATCTAAAATTAATTTTGGTAGTTCTTTTTCTGTTCCATCCCAACTAGTAATAGCAACAAAATCAAATTCCACTTCTTTAAATAAATCTAATCCTTTTATGTTGTTAAAAGTTTTTAATGTAGGACCAAAATATTTTTGTTTATTTATTCTTTCCTCATTTACAAACATCTTTATTTTTGAGTCTTCTAGAATGCAGTAAGACATATGATGTGATATATTAATTCCTAATATTCTCATTTGATAAACATCTGAACAGAAACTCTAGGAAGTACTGGACTTAAAACAGGGTTAACTTTATGATTAATGGGAGCTTTTATAATCACTAAAGAATTTCCTACAACAGGAATAAAGCCGTGACCGTTTTCACTATGGAACATAAGTTCTCCACCGTGTTGTCTATTCCATCTACGATTAACGTAGAAGGTAGCGCCATACTTCCAGGTATTATCATCATGCCAATTAATACCGGAACCTTTTTTCATAAAATGAATATTAGTTGTTATTTCTTTTAAATCTTTAAGTTGATAGAATTGATTAAAACGAGTTAAAACTTTTAATTTTTCAAAAGGAGGGTAGTCAGAAACAGTTACTCTTTCAGGAGGTACGATGTTATTAATTAAATCATCCTCCCATATACCTTTAGATGAATGTAAATTTATTGCGTTACGTTGTTTAAAAATAGCATTATGAATACCTTTATATGTTTCTTGGTCTAAGAAATTTTGTATATAATATAATTGGTCGGGTATTTGGTATATCAATTTCATTCTGGAAACCCATCTTGTTTTGAGTGTAAAAAACAATTAATAGAATAACGAGTGCCTTTGGTAATAGGCTCTGTTCCATGTATCCAGATAGGTTCAGCAGGAAATATCATAGCATCCCCAGTTTTATAAGACTCTTTTATTCTGCCATTAAAAAATGTAAAATCTCCTCCTTCATAGCCTTCGTTTAAATTTAAAGTACAGGATCCTCGAGTTCTCCAATCTACATCAGTATGATCTTTAATATATTGTCCTTCTTGATATCTTAATATTCTTACGTTTTGACTAGCGTTTAAATTATGGTCAGTAAACGATGGACATATTTCTTTAGCCTTAATATATAAAACATAATTAGCTATCATAATGTTAATAAATTTAGAGGCCGCTTCTAAAGCCCACTTAATATCTTCATTAGGATTTATGGTTCGAGAAAGATTTATACATTGAAAATTATCTACCTCTCTTTTATTATTCTCATACTTATAGCTTTCTTCAATAAGATATAATTCAGGGTATTTTTCAAATACTTGTATTAATTTTTGACAGATATTTTTAGGGACTAATCCATTAATCCTATATTTTAGATCCGATATTTTGTGATCATAAGCCATTAGATTGTATCTTTCATTCTCTATATATTTAATATATAACATAATTCAGATATTTCAAAGGTTTTTTATGTTACAAAAATTAGGATTTTTACCAGGTTTCAATAAACAGGTTACATCTACCGGCGCTGAATCACAGTGGACAGACGGCGAAAATGTACGTTTTAGATATGGCACACCTGAAAAAATAGGTGGTTGGAATCAATTAGGAGATAGTAAATTAACTGGCGCGGCCAGAGGTTTGCATCACATGGTCAATAAAATAGGTATTAAATATGCTGTCGTAGGTACTAATAGAATTTTATATGTATATTCTGGAGGAGTATACTATGATATTCATCCTTTAGTTAATCCATCTGGAACCGCTACCACAAATTTTTTTAGCACGACTAATGGACAATCTATTGTTACTTTAACATTCCCATCTGCTCATGGTTTTGAAGTGGGAGATATTATTTTGATGGGTGATGCTTCTACGTTTAGCGCTATAACTAATTCAAACTACACATCTGCTACATTTGCAGACAAAAAATTTATGGTAAATTCTGTACCAAATTCGACTACTATAACAATAGATGTTGGCGCTACTGAAACTGGATCAGGAGCCACAACTTCTGGAGGCATAACTTACTATCAGTATTACCATGTAGGTCCGGCAGACCAAGTTGGAGTTTATGGTTTTGGTATATCTCAATGGGGTGGGACTGTAACAAGTCCTCAAACAACAACTTTAAATGGGGCATTAAATGCTGACTCTGCTGGAACAGGTGGAACCGGAACCACTATCAACGTAGCTAGCACAACTGGATTTCCAAGTTCGGGAACAAATTTTATAAAAGTAGACAACGAAGAAATTTCCTACACAGGTATTACGGCTACTAGTTTTACAGGAATAACTAGAAATGTTAGAGGCACGGCTAACGCTTCTCATAGTAATGGTGCAACGGTTACTAACTATACTGGTTTTTCTGGATGGGGCCAAGCATCAACTTCAACCGATAAAGTTGCAGAACCTGGTCAATGGTCATTGGATAATTTAGGTCAAACTTTAATTGCTTTAATTGTTAATGGTCCTTGTTTTGAATGGGATTCAAATGACACTAATGCAGTAAATATAAGAGCAACTATTATAGCAGGTGCACCAACAGCATCTAGGGACATGCTAGTATCTACTCCCGATCGTCACTTAGTATTTTTTGGAACAGAAACAACTATTGGTGATCCAACAACACAAGACGATATGTTTATTAGGTTTTCATCTCAAGAAAACATTAATGACTACACACCTACAGCTGAGAATAGTGCTGGTACACAAAGACTGGCCGCCGGATCACGGATCATAGGAGCTAAACTTGGTAGAAACACAATTTATGTTTGGAGTGATACATCTTTATTTACCATGCGTTTTGTCGGAACTCCTTTTACATTTGCTTATGAACAAGTGGGTACTAACTGTGGATTGATTGGTAAGAATGCAGCTGTTGAAGTTGATGGCGCTGCGTATTGGATGTCTGATAATGGTTTCTTTAGATACACCGGTAAACTAGAATCTATGGACTGTTTAGTTGAAGACTATGTTTATGATGATTTAAATACAACATCTAATCAAATGATTTATGCTGGTATTAATAATTTATTTGGTGAAGTTATTTGGTTTTATCCAACAGCAGATTCAAATGTTAATACAAGAGCTGTTACATATAGTTATTTAGATTCTACAGCTAAACGACCAATATGGTTTACTAATGCAAGTCCTTTATTTATTAGAACTACATGGCAAGATTCTGCTGTATTTGGTTTGCCTCATGCAACACAATATGATGCAAGTACACAGACATCTTTTGATGTAGTTGGAAACACAGAAGGAGTTACATATTATTACGAACATGAAACAGGAATTAACCAAGTAAGAGCAGGGGTGACTACAGCTATACCAGCTAGTATTACTTCTGGTGATTATGATATTACACAAAAAGTTGTAAGAGGAGCTGCAACTAACATGGCTGACCTTAGAGGTGATGGTGAAAACATGATGAGAGTTAGTAGAATTATACCTGACTTTATAACCCAACAAGGAAGTGCGATCATACAATTAGATTTAAGAAATTATCCAAGTGATACAGCCGTTAGCTCATCGTTAGGACCTTTTACAGTTACGTCAAGTACAACAAAAGTAGATACACGTGCAAGAGCAAGAGCTATAGCTCTTACAATATCTAATACGGCAGTAGATACCAGTTGGAAATTAGGAACTTTTAGGTTAGATATACATGCTGGAGGAAGACGATAATGGAACAATTAGTAATGGCTATAGCAATACCATTAGCAAAACAATATGGTATGAACAAAGCTTTAGAAATAGCTTATGAAAAATTAGGTATAGCTGCTCCAGAAAACACCACAGAAATAGACATACTGGAATAACAGGTTTAGCAATGTTAGGTAATAAATATAGAAAACAACTTACAGGTTATGATACACAATCTGCATACGAAGCTGCTAGAGATCAAAGAATAGCAGATAAAAGATTAGATAAAATTACAGATCGAATAACTTCTGGAAAA